CATTTAAGTCTTGGTCTTGGTCTATAAGTTGTGTTTCAAGACGAGTAATTTGTCTTTTGATATCGTCCCATTCCCATTTTTCGATTTGAACATATTGATTAGTGTCATTAGTTATTTCTAATTTCTGGACTTTTTCAAACAGAACAGCTATATCGCCTTGTACGAATGTGCTTTCTTTTAGCATTTCAAAATCTACTTCAACTTGATTCATTCTGTCATCAATGCCTTGAAGAGTGTTTACTATTTCACCAGCAGTTGATAAACCTGTTCCTATTGTTCCCATAAGAGCTAAAGCAGTTGCTATTAAACCTATATTATCTTTTATTTTTGCAAACATTATCTACCTCTCAGTCCTGTACCAACTACTCCTTCTCTATCTAATCTTGATAGTGCTTTTCTAATTTCTATAGCAGCTTTTCTAGCTTGTATTGGATTAGAAGGAACTCCTGTGACATTTACATTTAAATTATTTACAACAATACCTGTATGTCCTACATTTCCGATTGGTGTAATATCAACTCCACCACCTGGTATTGCTCTAATTAACTCTGGTCCTGCCTCTCCTACAATTCCTAAGCCAGATCCTAGATAACCACCTTTTGCATACATAGGTATTCTTCCACCTTTTGCATAACCTATTTGACCACCTAGATCAAAAGATCCGTCTGCGCCAATTTTTAGTTTTACTTCATCTTCTGCGCTAGCTTTAAAATTGTTCCAAGCATTCTGTACATTGTTAACAGTAGTCATAGCATCATCACCATTAACATTGATTTCTATTTCTTCTTGTTCTATTTTTAGATTTGTTTCAAAGAACTTTTTAGCAACTCCATCAACTTGATCACCAAATGTTTTACCTAAAGTGTTTGCTAGTTCTTGTGTTTTACCTGTAATTTTTCCTATAAGTTCTGAATCTATACCTAAAGCCTTACCAATTTCTTTAAACATTTCCATAGCCTCTGGTCCTGCTTGGAGTAATTGAAAAGCATCAAAACCAAGTGCGAATAAATTCTGTGCTTGAGAAATCTGTTGATTTTCTATTTCTTTATTAACTTCTGCAAGCCTTTCAGCTCTTGCGTTTTCTGCATCTTCTAATTCTTGTTGAGCTATTTGGTACTCAGCTAATGTAATCACACCTTCTTTGTATGCAATATTTGCCCATTCTGCTTTATCTCTAGCATCTTCAAGATTCTTAGTTTGTTCAGCAGTATTACCTTTTAAAAGTTCTGTTCTTTCTTTTATTAAATCATTTAACTTTTCTTCCCCTTGTAGAAAATTTTGTTGTGAACCAAAAAGTCCAAAATTACTGCTAAATGCATTTTTCATAGCTGATGTTGCTTGATCTACTGAATCTTCTATAAGGTTAACTAAGTCAATAGTTTTACCCATCCATGTTTTTTCTACATTAGGGTATTCGGCTTTTATACCTTCTACAAAACCAAGCATTAAGAATTTACCTAATTCTTTAGTTTTTTCTGAAGGAGAATTAGAATCTGTCACTTGATAAGCCAGATCTATAGCATTTTGAAATACAGTTTCAATAGTCGCTGCAAGTTCTGGATTTGTTTCTTTTAATCCTTTGATAACACCATCAATATAGTTCTTTCCTATTTCTTGTGTCTTAGGCATAATCGTATCAGCTATTTCACCTGCACTATTAAACAGTCCGTCTTTCAATTCTTCTGATTCTGACAATCCTAGTTTTTCCAACATGACTTCTCTTAAATTAAGTGAATCTGCATCTTGAAGTAGATTTTGTAAGACACCTGAGTATTCAGGACCTAGTTTTGAAAACTCTAAGGCAACATCATCGAATCCTTTGTTTTTTAGATAATTTATTTGTTGTTCAAATATTTGTGCTAATTGTATTCTTTCTGCAAGATTTTGATTTATTTCTTCAGCAGATTGAGCTGCTAGATCTCCAATACCATCTAAGCTATCAAATAAACCTTCTGCTGCCTCTACTGTGTTTGATTTAATTCTATCAAATATTGATTCTGCATCCATAATGTCATCTAAAGTTGCTCCGTATTGATCTCCAACTCCTTGAGTAGATCTCATTAGTTCCATTTGTTGACGGATCATTGTTTCTTGTGCAGGAAATAAAACTTCATCTATTCCCAAAGCTAACATAGCTGCTTGATACAAAGCTTCTTCTTGAACTCTGTTGTATTCATTTACAGTATCAATCATGTCTTGTACAGGTTTTTCTATTGAATTATAAAAGTCTGCTATCTCTGTTCTGCTGTTAACTATTTCAGCTCTAGCCTCTGGACTTAATGCCAAAAAGTCTGCAAACAAATCTTTATTTACAAAATCATCTCCATAACCTTCTAATGCTTGATCAATAAAATCTTTAGCATTTATACCGGCACCATCAAAACCTTTTACGATACCTTCTTCAGTAATTTTTCCTGCTAGGAATGATGTAACTTGACCAACCCTTTGATAAAATTCTCTGTCGTCTGTAAGATCGTTAAGGAAATCGTTAAACATTAAATCGCCACTAGATAATGCTTTAGCTAAATCTTTTTCGAACTGTACAGGATCGAATATAGCATTACTTGGTGCATCCTTAAAAGCATCCTGTATTTCATCGCTTGATCCAAGCATAGCTTTTATAGCTGCTGGAGTTACAGGACCACCACCTGCAAATACTTCTAATGATCTATTTAATCTTTCTATTTCTCCTGCACTTTGGGCTGATCGTAGACCTAAGAGAGTTAAGACACCAATTACCATAGTCACGCCTGCTTTAAATTTAGATCCAAATAAGAATGAGGCTGCTGCCTTTACAGCTTTAAGTTGTGTTGCTACAGCTACTAATGCTACAGATAATAAACTAGCTGCTGTAGCTAGTAACCCAAATGCTTTTTCGGATTTAGTAAAACCTAGAATAACTTCCTGGACTAAGATATTGACTTCTTTTAATGTAGGAGTTATGTTGTCACCAATTTGAATTTGTAATTCATTAAAAGCATTTTTAGTCATTTGAACTTGTGACTCTAATGTCGCGTATCTTTTTAATGCCTCTTCTGTAGCTGCTGTATTTTCATCGAATGCTTTGTTTGCCATATTAATAGAGTCTTCCAAAACTCCTTCAGCCTCAGCAAGACCTAATATTGCAAGCATTGTTCTACGCTGTGATAAACCTAATTCATCTAATATACCAATAACATCTTGACCTGATTCGTTTAATTTATTTAAACCTTCTACGAATGCCTGCGTTGCTCTAGCAGGATCATCTTGGAAAAATTGTTTAAATGCATCTTCTGTGACATTTCCTGATGCAGCAGCAACTTTAGCAAAAGTATCTAAACTTTCTCCACCTTGAATTATTGCCTGATTAATAGACTGAAATACACGAGCTACAGCAGTACCACCTGCTTGTGCAGGAACACCGATAGCCTGTAATGCTGTTGCAAAAGCTAATGCATCTTGTGTTGTAGCACCTACTTGAGCTGCTGCTTGTGCAATACGAAGAACAGTAGTCATGATTTCGCCTTCTGTAGCAGCGAAGTTGTTTCCAAGATCTACTATTGTTGATGCAACATTACTAAATGTTTCACCATTAGTTTGTGCAATAGCATCAAGTCTTGCTAAACCTAAAGCAGCATTTTCTATAGTTAAGTTTGTTGTAGTCGCTAATTCAGAAACTGTTTTTATAAATGATGGAAGATTTTGTACTGCTACACCTAACTGACCACCTAACTCACCTATTCTGTTAAGTTCGTCTGTGCTTACAGGAGATACTGTAGAAATTGTTTTGATCTGGTCTGCTAATTTTGCAAATTGTTCTTCTGTTGCCTCTACTGTTTTTCTTATACCTGCAAAAGAAGCTTCAAATGCTGATGAGGCCATAGCTGCCTTGAAGAACTCCATCGTGATGGCACCAACGCCAATTATGGCTGCTGTTGCTACTCTGTTTGCTTGGTTAATTTTGTTTTCAGATTTAGCCACCATTTCGTTGATAGCTTCGTCTGTATGTTTTTTTACAACAGTAAGACCTTCGTTACTTGCAACCAAGTTAACATTTATATTGGCTTTTTGAGTTCCGTCCATGCCTAAATTTCTTCCTTAGCTACATACTTTTGATCTTTAATTAATGTATCAAGCGATGTAGCAACTCTTTCTCGTTTACGACCTCTTTTCTTATCAAGTTCTGCTTTCCACCAATCTTTAGGTGGTTCGTCTGATAAGCCTTCCTCACCATCTTCTAAAAATGCTTTATACTGTGGTGCGAAAAATAAAGATTGATCTATAGGCATTGTACCAAGTAATCTGTAAAATTTACGCCATTCAATTTCCAAAGGATTTGATATGTTATATAGTCTTTGAAAATCTGACTCGACAGCAGTCCAACTATCTAGGATATCTACTATCTTGTAACTTATTTTGGGGAATCACCATCACCTTGTTCGCCATCAATTTCTACTTCTGTATCTTCTGTGACGACATTTCCACCCATTCCATATTCTGCAAGCAAAAAGTTTGCAATTTCTTGTAGCTGATCAAAGCTAACTTCTTCTTTTAATTCTTCTAGATTTTCTCCACCAAATATTGATTCGAACCAATCTAGTAAATTTGATGCTTGAAGCGAGCCATCGGAATTTAACCAACTCATTTGACTCAAAACTACACTTGCACTTAAGAATGGTGGGAATGTGTATTCCTTATCATTGATCTTAATTACAATAGGTTCTGGGTTACTCGCTTCTTTTGCTGCATCAAAGTCTTTATAACGCTTAGTCATATTTTCCTCCTATCTAAAAAGCATTATTAGTTTACTGCACCATCTGTGGTTGCATTTGTGTTATCTACAATACGGAACATATTTTGTTTTCCGTTTGTTGTTCCCACGGATGTTGAGCTTGAATCTGGTACCAAGATCTTAAATTCAACGGCAAGCAACACCTTTTGAGGTGCTTTTTGATGTGCCATTGTAAAAGCTCCGACATTAACTGCTCTAGGAATATGAAAGTGTCTTATTGCTCCACCTGGTCCTTCTGTAACTAATACGAGAGATTTCTCGACAAAGTCATCAGTACCTGGAGGGGTAAGAACATCAAATCCTGAAGCAAAATTAGTTGAGTCGTCTTCGGTAAGTGTACCACCACCGAATGCTTCTTTTAGACTTGTTAAACTTGCTTGTGAAAGCGTACCTGTCAAACGAATCTCTTGTGCTGTTTTAACAGACTTAATAGGATCAATTTCTTCTGCGACCATTATGTCTTCGAAGGTCTTGTCATATTCAAGAGTCCATCCATCTTCGGAATACCCAACATCAGTAAAAGCTGCATCCATGTCAGCCCATGCTGTTGCATCGGTGCTATCTTCTGTAGGGAAAGTACTACCTTTCGCACCCACATAAAGAACACCTGTTCCGATGAGAACATCAGATATTGTACCTGAAGTGTTATAACTTGTTGTAGCCATAAAGTTCTCCTAACTTATACTTACTAATAATATGTTTGCAAACATATCTATTCTTCTTCTGATTTATACCAATCATCAGAAATTTCTTCTTCAGCTACTTCATCGCTATCTTCTTTTGTGTTGTCCACAATAGAAGTAGTCTGACTGACAGGAGCGACTTCCCAATCTTCGCCTTCTGCTATGAGCCTAGGTATACTGTACTCATTCCATAGACGACCTTTGGATTCTTGTAGTCTTTTCCAATCAGTCCCATTAACTTCCGTCCATTCATTCTTGGTAAATGTTACACCCAATATTTCATCACCGATTACATCGGCAGGATATATTGGATTAACTTTAACTTTAACTTTTGCCATAATATTTACCTCTGTAGGTAATATTAGATGATGATTTATGTATTTAAGGTTATTCCGAGTATCTATAAGTCATAGAAATAGACATGTCAAAAACAGCAACTTGTAACTCTCTACTCTCTGATCTTATTGGTGCTGATTCAATATTTAAAGTATAGATATGAGCTTTAGTTCCACCTGTAGTTGTAACTTGTACATTAGATTCTGTATAACATTCTTTATAAATTATTTGAGCTATGTCACTTGCAGTTCCAAAATCAGGTTCAGGTTTTGTACCATCGCTACCCCATCTTCCTGCATAAACTAATATTCTCATTGATGATAAACCAATAGCTGATTGTGACTGTTCATCTAACAATGCATTACCTTCTGCTCTTATAACTACAAAAGGTAATGTAGCCTCAGCAGGTAATCTAGTAGCTATTCTTGTGCTTACTTGATCAGTAATACTTGTTTTGCTTAACATCCAAGCCCTAAATACAATTTCAGGATCTGGTGGTAAATTTGTTAAATTAGTAATTCCTGGCATATAATCTCCTAAAAAGGTACATCTGATCTAGATCCTGCATCAAATTCATTACCTAAATCAACATGATTGTAAATACCAATTTCATAAGATCCATCAGGTGGTGGAGGTGGTTGAAAATCTAAATATCTACTAGCTTCAGGATTTTTTTTTCTGTTTACTGAAACTTCAAATGTATCTTGATTTGGGAAGTAGTGTCGTAATGCACCATATATTGAGTACCCAACCCATCCATATTTTCTTGCCGGTACAAATTTACTTGGATTCCAATAATAATATCCACCATAATTAGTTTTCCACCAATATGGTGCTTGGTCTGCCATTTTACTTTTATTGCCCTTAGATGCACCAATAGTAATGTGACCTCTAGCTATTCCTGTTCTTGATGCAAATATACCTCTAAATATAATTGAGTCATGTAAGTTTCCTGTTCTCTTTGGAGCTGCTTTACCACCACCTACTGAATGAACACCCAACATGTTGTACTGTATGTCAGACATCAGTTCAGGTAAAGAGAACTCACTTAGATCTAAACCCATTTGTCCCCATTTTTTTCTAGCTCTTTGTAACTCTTGTTCGACTCTACCACCAGATTGTCTATTGATAGCTTTTTTGACTCCTGCTGTTAATACAGCACCATTTTGTTTATATGTATAGCTAGATCTTTGTTTTTTGTTAAAATAGTTTTGAACTTTCATAGTCGCAATTCTTCCATAATATCTGTTTGCAATACGAGTAGGTATTCCCATTGTTTGAGGTATTATTGCCTGTCCTACTCGACCTGTAATCCTACCTGCAAGTCTTCTTTGTAGACGAAGACCTACACCTTGACCTTGTATGGATTTAACATCTGCAAATAATCTAGCATACTGCAAGCCCATAGATCGAAGAGGTCTTAACTGTTTATCTAAAAAATTTACAGATAATATGTCACCTGAAACAATAGATGATTTATAAAACAAAGATCTAAATTGATTACCTACAGCCATTAGGATGATCTCCTTAACCTACATCTTTTCATTACTAAATTTCCATGTCTATTTTTGTAATCTATTACTCCTAATACTTCGTAGTAATTTGAACTAATATTTACTCTATGTGAATTTTTTATATCTATTGTTGAAGGTATATATAGATCAAACTCATCAATTAACATTTCAGAATTATCTTCTTCTTCTTGTGATCTGGCAGTTTCTAATCTACCTTTAGTTGTTGTTAAAGTTGACCAACTATCAGAATAAAGACCTCGTTCATCTACTGAACTTGTAGATCTTGATTCTATAGTGATATCATCATTTAAGTATGTTTTGAA